GAAGCCGGCGGCAGCACCAGTTGCATCGCGGTAAGCCGCGGCGAGTCCGTAAAGGCGATCACTTAGAACCTTATTGGCGGCGGCCTGCTGCTCGGCTGCTATCCGTTGCAGTGTGCCCATATTGACAAGATCTTCCGCAACCTTGACAAGGCCACCGATGCCGGGCGCAAGTTTCAGGGCGGTCAAAGTTGCATTGGAGTAGGTGATCATCCCACCACTAGCGCCGGTGATGCCAGACACGAAGTCGTCAAGACCGCTGATAGTGATCGTGGTGCCGGTGATGAAGTCGGCCATGGCCTGCGCTGCGGTATCGACCGCGCCCGCCATACCACCTGCGCCGCCGAATGCTTCTGAGATGTCATCGACGGCCTTCAGCAGCGCCGTGCCGATCAGTTCCTTACCTTCTTCGACAGCAACATTCAGCCGGTTGATTTTGCCTTGATAGGTGTCGGCTGCTGCCGCGGCCTGCCCTGCGAACTTCGCCGACAGCGCGGCGGTAATCGCATCCATATCTTTCGACTTGATAATGTTTAAGTCAATACCTGCGCCGAGTTTGCCGAGCGCGGTTGTCGATCCCGAAAACCCCTTGGCTAGCGCGAGGCTGACCGCCTCAAGATCGCGGCCCGTTCCCGCCGAAATGTCCATAGCCAGTTGCAAGTTCTTTTGCGACAGGGCAACATCACTGGTCGCGGTGACTAAAGACTGGAAAGCCGGGCGCAACTGGTCATCAGCGACACCAGTCTCACGGGCCAACGCGTCAATCGTCGCTTCTATCGGCCCGACCTGATGCGCGGCGCCGACGTTTTGCAGCGCAATCTCCAGCGACCGCATCGCCTTCTCGTCAGCGAGCGCGGCGGCCATTGAATCGCCGAAGAACTGGAGCACGTTGCCGGCCACCGCGGTGACAGCGAACGCGCCACCGAGCGCAGCGCCGGCGCCCAGCATCGACTTACTGAAGGACTTGCTGAAGCCGTCGGCCTGCTGACCAAACGCGCCGATATCTCTCTGAGCACTCTTGACACCAGTGCCGTCATAATCGCCAAAGATATGAACGCGGGCGCCGACTTTTGCCATTAGCTGAGGCCTGCCTTTCTCGCTGCGTCAATGATCTGATCGCGAATGCTGTCGCGAAGTTCCTGGCTCATGTTCTGATAATACGCCTGCACTAAGGTGCGCGGCTTCTTGCGCGGGAAGCGTTCATTCACAACCGCGACCATACTGGCGCCGCTCTTAGTCGTCACCCGCGATCCGTCGCCCATGACCTCAAAGATCGCGCCGCCGGCATTCCTTTGCACAACATCGAAACCGATGCCGGCGCTGGTGCCCTTGCGCCGGAAGTTATTGCGCTGCACTGCGAAGCCGGCAGCCACCGTGCTCGGATCAAATCCAAGGTCACGGCCATCGCGCGAGAATGTCCACTGACCCCAGCCGCTCAGCGGCTTAGAAAATGGCGTGATATAGGTCGCGTCAGTTTTCACGCGCTTCGCCACGTCGGTGATTGTTTTCGTTAATTCCTTCGCCGCCGACTTGTCGATGACTTCCAGCGCGTTCATCAGTTGCTTCAGCCCGGTGACTTCAATTTTCCACCCGCTGAGACCACCGGCCACGGCTAGCCCTTCCTTCGACCTTTGTTCATCTCGACATAACGCCAGCGCAGATACCTTTGCATCGTCACCAGCATCCGATCAGACTCGGCGAGCAGCACCGACGGCGCAAGATGGAACTCGTAAGCCAGATGGACTATTGCCCAGTGCTGGCTGTTCTCTCCAAAGGGACAATCTCCGAATCTTCTCCAAACGCCACGCCTTCGACATTCTCCAGCCAGACATGAAACTCACCTAGGTTCTTATCGGCACGCGAGAGCGAATGCCACGCAAGCCAGCACAGGTCAGTGAACTTCAGTTCAGTCTGAAACTTCGCCACCGAACGATTGAAGGCTTCCTCAAATCTTACGAAGTCCACCGCCGCGACCTTAGCCGCGACGGTGGCGCCGTCGTTGTAGGTGACATCCAGGTTCATCTTCATCGCAGGTACCTTTCGGAAGGGTGTCGAATGATTAGGCAGTTGCGCGGGTAACGGTGCCTGATGTCGGCCACGAAACCGACAGCGTGGCAAGGTCGCCGACCGATGACGCCAGCGGGCTGTACTGATTTACCAGACAGGTCGCCGTATAGCTCGGATTGGTAGAGGATGCTGTGCCCGAAGTTGGCAACATCACAACGGTCGCGATGGTGTTCAGCAGCGGGAATAGTGTCGCATCAACTGACGCGGAGCCGAAGTCCTGATGGAACTCCAGCGACAGATTAGCGGCCTTCAGACCGCCGACGCGGGTGCGGAACGTTGAGCCGAACGCGGTCGTCTCGACATCATCGGATTCAATCGCCAATTCAACACTGGCGAGCGAAGTCGAAAAGTCGGTGCCGTTGATAGATACTTTGTAATCGGTAGTGACAAACTTAGCCATGTCTCAGCCCTTCCTAGGCGTAAACTGTGACTGCGAACTCCGCAGCCAGGTAGACAACATCACCAGCGGTAATGCTGGTGTAATTCCGCATCGCGGTGACGCGGAGACTTTGGGCAGCACCGGCAAGGCTGCGGTCGGATTCAATCGCCGTCTTGACTGAGCCGGCGCCGGTAGGATTGCAAAAGTTATCAACTTTATTCTGCGAAGTTCGCGCATCAGCGCGACCAACAATTACCAGAACGGTGAAGGCGTACTCATCCAAGCCGCGGGCCATCGCGCTGTCGAATGAAATGTTATCCGGCATCACTATCGCTATCGGCGGATTGATCGCGTCAGGCATTGTCGCCGAAGTTCGCAGCCCGGTGATGGTGGCAAGGTTCGCCGCCAGCCCGGTGCGGATCGTGCTGATCGTGGTCATGCGATTCCGCGCATCCTGCGGAACGGCTCGACGAGTTGCGCAACATCGGGGTCAAGCTGCCGCGAGACTCTGACCACGCCCATATCACCGAAGCCGGCGATCCCCAGCGGCGACTGTAATCTGGTGAAGATTCTGCTGCCTTGGATCACGGCGGCCTGGCTTATTGACGCCGGCACCGCGGGCCAGCCCCAGACCCCGGTGATCTTCGCCGTTGCTTCATCTCCGAACACGCTCCAGTCGTAGTCATCAACGGCGCGGATGCGGGTGAAGGGCCATTTCAGCCCTTCGCTGATGCTGTTCAGCGGCTCCAGCTGGTAATCCTTCGCGGCGAAAGTCACATCGAAGACGGCGTCGGCGTTGCTGCTCGATTGGACCGTGATCGCTGTCCCGGCGAGGTCATCGACCTGTAGGACGTAAAGGTCATTCGGCGCGAAGTACCGGGTCGCGGTGCCGTAGTTCTCGAAGCTCCTGCCGCAGTAGCCGTTGATCAGTTCGGACGCGGCGCTGCCGGCCATGTTTATCAGCGTGTCATCAACGGAGTCGGTGATCCGCAGCGCTGCTTTGATCTGCGCGGTGCTGGCGTAAAGTGCCACGGGCTCTCCTAATTTATCGAAGCCGAAGGGCCGCGAAACTTATGGCCTTCAATAGCAAAATTGACGAACGGATTAAGCGACATCACCGACACGCCTTCACTTCGCAGATGACTAGCGACATCTCGGAGCGACGACTCCCAGACATTCATCGGGTTATCGCCCGGCGCGTATCCGGTGAAGTTGCTCGCGTCATCCAACGTGCCGCAATCAGCACCGGCGAGGATGATGTGCCGCGCCCCAAGGTACTGCGCGAAGTGCATTGTCATATGAAGCGAGGTCGGGCCGACTACTAGGGTGTCAGGTTGGCGCGGCCACAGTTCCGCACAATCAAATTGTGCGTACGCTTGGTGCCCGGTGTCGATATAAAAAATGTTCGGCGCTTGCGGTGGCACCGGTATCGCCGCGTTGCCGCCCTGATCTATCCGCGGTGCAATGATCGGGACATCTGGGCGCTGCTCCGCGATGATCGCCGCATCAACGTGGTAATGCGTCACGGCGTAGAACTCATCTAAGCCAAGCCGGGTGCCGACGAAGTTAGTTGCAACGATAAGCCGGTCAGACCAGAACCATCTCGGCACAAAGTTCAGACTCGCACCGGAGCCGAGAACCCAAGCCGTCTCACCTTTGCGCGAATCGCGGAAGCCGGTCACGTCAGTTGGCAGGTTCAATCCCATGAGTTGGCCCGCCTCCGGTCAAGACTCCAGCCGCCGCCGCCGGCTTGGAAATAATCCAAGTTCGATATATAGGTGCGGTTATTCTTTTCACCGTAATCGGCAGCAGCCAGGGTGCTGGAGTTCTGATGATTGACCGGTATCGGTGCCGGCTTGATCACTTCGCCCGAGCACCGGCGCGCGTAATCGTTGTCTTCAAAATAGGCCGGGTGAAATCCCTCGTCGAATAAGCCGACCCGCTTGATTACGTTCTCGCCAATGGCGAACGCTGACCAAGGCTGAAGGCATTGGCTGAGCACGATCTCGTCGGCGTTCGCAGTCTCGGCAAACATCTTTAGCGACCCTGCCGGCCAAGTGACGTCAAAGTTCACGATCAGCCACCACGGTGCGAACGGTGCCGCCTTGATTCCCAGGTTCCATGATCCGGCGACGCCAAGGTTGGCCGGCATCTTGATAACCTTCGTCGATTGGACATGATCAACCGGCCAGCCGGTCGAAGTGTTCAGGCAGTCACCGTTGTCAATGATGACCAGTTTCGACACCGGATAGTCGATGCTGTCCAGCATCCTGTAAAGAATCTTCGGGCCGATAAGTATCGGCACGATCATCACCGGGATCATGGGAGCGCCGCAATCGCCGGGCGCCAGTAGTTCTCAAAAACGTAGTCCGCGTCATACTGCGCGGCAAAGTCAATCGCCAGCTGCGAACGCTGCCGGCCCTGATCGTAGGCCTGCTCCAGCGCCTCAACAATCGACGGCACCGAGGGCGCCACCATCCAAGCATTCTGGAGCGCATCCCACCACGGTTGCCCTTCGACCAGCCAGCCGTCGCCTAGCAACTCCGGCATCGCCGTCGAATCGGTGACGATCACAGGCGTGCCGCAGGCTTGCGCTTCGATGATCGGGATGCCGAAGCCTTCCGACATGCTCGGCATCAGCAGCACGTCCATCGCGGTATAGATCGCTGCCAGCATCTCTTGTGGGATGCCGGTGCGGTACGCGTACTGATCGACGAACGTGATCTGATGATCAGGTATGCCGCAGGCTTCCGCGAGTTCGCGCAAGTTAATGCCGCCCATGGCGCCGCGGTCCTCGGTGTGAATATACAGAACCGCGTCGTCGTGCTTCTTCGCGAATAGCGCGAACGCCAGCAGCGCTTCCGGGTACGCCTTCCGGTTCGGAACTTTGCCTTTGTTCGCGGCGTTCATTCCGACCACGAACTTCGACCCATCAACTTCCATGAACTGCCGACCGGTTAGCACGCCACCCTTCGGCAGCGGCACCGATGCGGTCGGCGTAAAGACCTTTTCGATAGCGTGCGGGACGTACAAACATTCGACGCCTTCGCGTTCGATCATCGCCTGACCGAACTGGCTCATCGCGATTGGTGTCACGTTAGGCTTGCTCAGGAACTTCATCACCGCCGGCGGTGCCGGCATGTGATCTATCGGCACCCAAGACGCGATGCTCGGCATGTGGTCCCACTGCTCGCCCTTGAACACCCAGACGTCATACAGCGTGATCAGTAGCGGATCAAATCCGGGGTTCTCATGCTCCCATGCCGCCATATGCGCGGGCACCACGTCATTGCTATACATGTCGAAGCCGCGGCCGAATTGCTTAATGCCGTGCCACTCGAATGATGCGGCCTCTAGTCCGTAGTTGCTGGCAACCGCAATCCGGTGCCGATCATCCTTCAGGCGCTGAGTTACTTGCGCGGTCTGAGTTCCGTACCCGGTCGGCGCCCAAGGTGAATTACTCGCCCAGAGAATCGCCCGTTGATTCACGACACGGCGCGCAGGCTTGCCGGGTCGCTTCGCAGGTTTTGGCATTGTTGTCCTTTGTTCGCAGGGTGAAGCCTGGCTGGCGCCGTCCTGCGCGCCGACGCCAGCCAGACAATTTGATCAGGTTGCGGCGCCCACAAAGTGCTTCACGTGTGAAGTCTGAGGTAGGTTGCCGTCAACCCGGTACGAGCACCGGAACGTCACCAAGTCGGCGCTGAAGGCGAAGTCGTCCGAACGATCCAAACGAATGCCGCCAACGGTGCGAACGTAGTAACTTGGGAAATGCCCGGCGATCACGGACTTGGCCGACGCGCCGATTGCCGCCATAGCAGGATTCTCGATGAGCGGGTAACCAAGCACCCGGTCAGGAGTCGCCTCGGACATCGACGGCTGGAATACGAACTGCCCAGCGCCGTCCTGAAGGACGCGCATCGCTGCGATGCTTGAGCCCTTCGCCATGAAACCGAACCCGGGCAGCGCACGCGCAGCCGCATCGGTTGAGTACAGCAGGTTCACCAAGTTGGTGTAGGTGAATCCGCCGGTGGCCGCCAAGCCGGTGCCGCCGATTAGAGCAGATCCGGACGCGGTAACGATCCCGGTCGGCTCGACAGTGCCGGTGCCAGTGGTGAGCGCGGTATTCACGGCGAAGCCGAGAGCGTTTCCGCAGTTCGTGGCCAGCAAAGACAGCACATCTACGCCGCTGTCTTCCAACAGTTCGCGCGATACCTGCGTGAGGAACCCGTACTTGTAGGCGCTCAGTGTGATGAACGCGGAGAAGGCCGGATCGGACTCGCCGAACGTTGCCGCCTCCGAGTTCACAGTGCCGGTCGAGTAAGTTGACAGGCGTGGGATCTGAAGGTTCTCACCGCCAGCGGTTGCCAGTTCAGTTGCAACAGCAAGCATCGGGCCGGTGGCGCGAGCAAGCATGATCACCTGATCGTAGAACGAAGTTGGTACCGGTGACCCGGTGCTGCTCTTCGTAATGTCCCGCTTCTCGAAGTTGGCGGAACGGATCTCACCACGGGCCAAAGCACGGATCGTGTCCGCGTCGTTGGTTTGTGGCTTCGC